GTTAAGATTGACAGAAAAGTCAGAGAAGTAATTAGCCAGATCAAACTTGCAGAAGCTGAAAAAGCTAATGCGCAGAGTAGAATAGATGATGCGGCTCCTCAAGTTTCTGTAGCTACTTAATAAAAAGCTACATCGTTGAATAAATTCAATTCACATTCAAGGCTCTCTTGCGCTCTACTCAAATCTAGTATATAAAAAACACACTATACAATTAATCAGAACGTAGACGAGTATAGTCGACGGCCTAGAGACTGCGTTCGACAAAACTAGGAGGATAATACTATGGCAAAAACATTGTTTAGAGGACCAGTTCTGCAAGGTAAATTTAACGAAGCAGGTGTAACTGGATTCAATCTAGAAAACAAAGAAGCTAACTACTCAGTGCAAAATGCAGATTCTGGTAAAACTTTTACATCATCTACTGATGGTGTGGTTTTCACTTTACCTGCAATTTCTATCGGAAGAATATTTACATTTGTAAATACGGCTCCTGATGGAACTAACGCATTAACAATTAGCCCAAATGCTAACGATGGTATTTTGTATGCTGGATCTTTAACAGATAATAAAGATGTTATTAATACAAAATCTACATCAAAAGTTGGTGACTTTGTAGTATGTGCATCTTTAAACTCATCAACACACTGGACGATTGTTGATGTACAAGGTGTATTTGCAAAAGAAGCGTAATAAATAATTTAGTATGGGGCTTCGGCCCCATGCAAATTTAAGGAGAATATTATGGCAGGTGGAGGATCGTTTTTAAGTGATCAAAAGTTCACTACACTAACGGCAGATGGAAATTTTAAAACTATTACAGGTGGTTCAACTAATTTAGGACCATGTCGAGTAACTTATATACAAGCACATGGTGGATCAAACTGTTTGGTAAAATTACATGATGGAACTGGAACAGGTGGACCTGTAGAGTTTCAAGCTAAGTTTAGTAGTGAAGGATTAGATATAATGATTCCTGGATCTGGTATAAGATTTAAAACAGGAGTCTATTTAGATTTAACTACAACAGACTCCGTAACTATAGGATACACTGGATAATGAAAAGTGATGTAAAAGCAGTCAGAAGAACATCAGCAGGAACTATATTTGGAGGTAGAACTAGATTAAGAGGAATTATTTTAGCTTCAACTGGTTCAGCTGGCACTGTTATATTAAGAGATGGAAATGCAGTAGATCAATTTCAAGTTGATGTGCCTGCAGGAGATGTTTTTTCTTATAACCTAGCTGAAGATGGAATATTGTTTGAAGGCGGAATGTCAGTGCAAACACTTACAAACGCTACTGTTACTGTTGTTATAGATAAGTAGGAGGCTAAATGGCAAACACAACCTCTGGAACACATAAGTTTGAAAAGCACTTTTCTATTGATGAAATTATAGAAGAGTCATTTGAAAGAATGGGTATTCAAAACGTTACTGGGTACCAACTAAAAACTTCTCGAAGATCTCTTAATATAATGTTTCAAGAATGGGAAAATCGTGGAATCCATTATTGGAAAGTTGCAAATAATAATATTACATTAGTAAACGGACAAGCTGTATATACAATGTTTAGATCTACAGCAGATGGTACATCTGATGCAACAGCCGTTTATGGTGTTGATGATATATTAGAGGCTAGTTACAGAGATAATAATGTTGATACACCTTTAACTAAGATAGCAAGATCTGCATATCAAGCTTTATCTAATAAAACATCTACAGGTCAACCATCACAATATTTTGTACAAAGATTTATAGACAGAATTACAATAACTTTATATCAAACACCTGGTACATCACAGGCAGGAAAACTTTTAAATTATTACTACGTAACAAGAATTGAAGATGCAGGAGCATATACCAACGCAACAGATGTTCCGTACAGATTTGTGCCTTGTATGGTGGCTGGCTTAACTTTTTATTTATCACAAAAATATGCTCCACAAAGAACACAAGAATTTAAATTATATTATGAAGATGAATTACAAAGAGCTTTATCAGAAGATGGTTCGTCATCAAGTACTTACATAACACCTAAATCTTATTTTACGGAGGTTAACTAATGGCTACTGGTAAGTATGCAAAATTTATATCTGATAGATCTGGTATGGAGTTTCCGTATAAAGAAATGAGAGTAGAATGGAATGGTGCAAGAGTCCATATGTCAGAGTATGAAAAAAAACATCCACAACTAGAACCAAAAAGATTTACAGCTGAGCCACAAGGTTTACGTAATGCAAGACCTGCAAGAGTTGAGCCAGCAGTTGCAAGATTATTAGATTCTAATCCTTTTACAATAACTAGTGGATCTACAACAATAACTGTTACAGAAACAAACCATGGAAGATCTACAAACGACACGGTAAGATTTAGAAATGTAGATGGTTCGCCAGGAGGACTAGCTTCAACAGCTTACACAGCTGGATCCGGGTTTACAATTACAGTTACTACTACAGATAAGTATACGTTTACATTAGGATCAACCCCTACTATAACAGAACAAGCAGGAGGCATGACGGTTACAGCAGGACCAGTAACTCTAGACGCATAATGGCATATACTTTAACAAACTTAACAGACGATATTAGAAACTATACAGAAGTTGATAGTGGTGTTTTAACAACTGCAGTTGTAAATAGATTTATACAGAATGCAGAAAATAGAATTTACAGAGAGATAGATTCAGATGACAATAGACATTATGCTACATCTAACCTGGCTGTTGGAAACAGATATGTAACTATTCCATCTGATCTTAGAAATATTAGATACGTACAATTAAAAGATACAAACGTAACCCCAAACACACAAACATTTTTAGAAAAAAAAGATACCAGTTATATGGCAGCATTTTATGATACGCCAAGCACAGCTTCTGGAATACCGAAGTATTATGCTAACTGGGATGCAAACTTTTGGGTAGTAGCACCTACTCCAAATGCTACTTATGAGATAACACTGGCTTATATGAAACAGCCTGTGAGTTTGACAGATGCTACAAAAAGTGGATCTGGGACTTACTTATCTAATAAGTATCAAGACTTACTTTTATACGCCTCACTCGTAGAAGCATATGGATACTTGAAAGGTCCAGTAGATATGTTACAATACTACGAAGCGGCTTATAAGAGAGCTGCAGCTTCATATTCTATTGAACAAGAAGGTAGAAGAAGAAGGGACGAATATCAAGATGGTGTTATTCGTAATAGTATAAAATCACCATCACCATAATAAGGAGATATAAAGTATGGCAAACATAGTACCTAATTCTTTCAAGTCCGGCTTGTTAAAAGGAACTTTTAATTTTGACACTTCTGGAAATGGAGGAAACACTTTCAAATGTGCTTTGTATACTAGCATAAGTGGCTACAGCGTAACCTCAACTGTATTCTTATCAGGAACAGGAAACGGTGAAGTTAACCCAAGTGGAACATCTTATCCAGCGGGTGGTAAAGATTTAACAAATAACGGAATTGCAGGAACAACAACTGCATTCGTTGACTTTGCTGATTTAACTTTTCCATCTGTTACGTTAACTGCTGCAGGAGCTGCAATATACAAATCAACTGGAGGCGGAAACGAGCTTGTACTAGTTTTAGATTTTGGTGGCAATAAAACAGCAACTAATGGAGACTTTGTTATTCAGTTTCCTACTGCTGATGCTTCAAATGCTATTATTAGATTAGGCGACGCGTAATAGAGGATTAAATAAATGGCTTTTGTACTTAACGACAGAGTTAAACAGACGAGTACGTCTACTGGCACAGCTACGATAAACTTATCAGCTTCTGCTGAAACAGGTTTTGAAACTTTTGTTGCTGGTATTGGAACTACAAATAGTACGTTCTACTGTATATCTCACGATGGAACTTCTGAGTTTGAGGTCGGTATTGGAACTGTAACAGATGCATCACCTGATACACTTTCTAGAGATACCGTTATCTCCTCTTCAAACTCTGATAACAAAGTAGATTTTACAGCAGGAACTAAAACTGTATTTTGTACTTACCCTGCAAAACGTGCACCGTCTGCAAGTATGACAGCTACAACTTATGTAACAACACACGCTTCAACAATTTCTGATACACAAACAATGGACTCAGGAGTTTTAGCAGGACCAGTGACTGTATCAGGAACTGTAACAGTAACCGGTAATTTGGTAATTATATAATGAGTACAATAGAAGTAGATAAAATAATTCCACAATCAGGAACTAATTTAACAGTTGGTGAAGCTGGTGATAGTTTAGTATTTCAAAATGATGTTATACCAAATTCTGCTTTAGCAAATGAACAAATTACAATTAATGGTGTTGCTGTAAACTTAGGTGGTTCAGCTACAATACCAACTGAAACACAACCAGTTATATCTAGTTTTACACCAACAATTATTGATGCAGATGTAGGTGGCACAATAACTATTACAGGACAAAATTTTGCGTCAATACCAAAAGTAGAATTACAAAGAGCTAATGGTGCTTTTCAATCTGCAACATCGGTTACATTTACAAGTGCAACAACAATAAGTTTTACAACTGGCACAGCTGGTTTAACAAACGGACAAAATGTTAGAATTTTAGTTACAAATCCAGATGGTAATGCAGCTAGAAGCGGTACAGATTTAGTCGTTTCTGATGGACCTGTATTTACAACAACAAGTTTACCTAATGGAGAATCAAACTCAGCTTATTCACAAAACATAGATGTTACAGGAGATAGTGCTGTAACAATAAGCACGACTGTTGTATCAGGAGCATTACCTGCTGGTATAACTATTGGATCAACAACTAACCCAGCTGGTAACACATATAGAGCTGTAATATCAGGAACAATGCCGACTATTTCAAGTCAAACCGTATATAGCTTTACTGTTAGAGCAACGGATGCTCAAGGTCAAACTACAGATCAAGCGTTGTCAATTACGTCAACTGCTGGTATACAAAACTCTGGAGGATTCTGCTAATGGCTAGTGCACACTTATCAAGAACTTTTGACCAAGTAGGTAATAGAACAACATGGACTTTAAGTGTTTGGATTAAAAGAACTGGTATAGGTGGACAACAAAACTTTTTTGGTTCTTTTCCACAATCTACTGACTATGAAAGAATAATGTTTAATAATGATAAAATTTATATTGCCGAAGTGGCTGGTGGTTCTACAAATTGGGAATGTGAAACTAATGCTGTTTATAGAGATACTAGTGGTTGGTATCATTTAGTTTTGAGACATGACACTACACAAGCAACAGCAAATGATAGAATTAGACTTTATATGAATGGTGTTCAACAAACTTTTGCAACAAATACTCAACCTGCACAAAATAGAGGAACAGCAATAAATACTGCAGATGTTCACAAAATAGGAATGGGTAATTCAAGTGAATATACTGATTGTATTATGGCACATTTTCATTGGTGTGATGGACAAAGCTATGCACCGACTGAATTTGGAGAAACAGATTCAACAACAGGAATATGGAAACCTAAAACTTCTCCATCAGTATCATATGGTACAAATGGATTCTTTTTAAAATTTGATAACTCAGCAAACATGGGATTAGACTCAGGAGGTGGATCACATAATTGGACAACTAATGGTACAATTATTCAAGCTAAAGATACACCTAGTAATGTTTTTGCATGTTTAAATCGTCTACAACGATATGATGATTATAATTTAACTTTAATAAATAATAGATTTACTAACACTTCAGCAGCAGCTCACAGGCAAGTGCACTCTACTTTATCTGCATTATCCGGAAAATATTATGCAGAAGTTAAAGTAACTACATTAGGTGGTACTTATCCTCAGATTGGTGTTATTAATCCAGATAAAGCAGTTTTTACTTCTTATCTTGGTAATACTGATTCAGGTTACGGATATTTATCAAATGGTAATAAACAATACAATAATAGTGCAGAATCATGGGGAGACACTTATACAACAAACGATATAATAGGTATTGCTATGGATTTAGATAATCATAAATTATACTTTTCTAAAAACGGAACGTTTCAACAAAGTGGTGATCCAACTTCTGGTAGCACAGGAACTGGTGCAGCTTATAGTTTAGCAACAGGTGTATTTTATAGTTTTGGTCAAAGTGCTTATGATAGTGGCACTGATCCTGTCTATGATTGGAATTTTGGTAATGGCTATTTCGGAACAACGGCAGTGGCTAGTGCTGGAACTAATGCATCAGGAAACGGAGTATTTGAATACGATGTCCCAGCGGGTTATACTGCGTTATCAACAAAGGGGTTAAATACATAATATGGCTTATACTACAATTAATAAATCTACATTACATTTTAATACAGTTACTTATTCTGGAACAACAAATACTTCAGATGCAATTACTGGAGTTGGTTTTCAACCAGATTTAGTTTGGTTAAAATCAAGAAGTAATGCAGGTTGGCATTGGTGGACAGATGCTGTTAGGGGTGTAACAAAAACTATTTATCCAAATGAAGATACTGTAGAACAAACAAATGCTGATGGTCTTACAGCTTTTAATGCTGATGGTTTTACCATTGGAAATAACACAGACATAAATGGTAGTGGAAAAACATTTTGTTCATGGAGTTGGAAAGCAGGAACAACTTCTGGTTTATCTGGTGGAACAATAACACCGAGCAGCTATTCTATAAATTCAACAGCAGGTTTTTCTATAATGAAATATACTGGTACTGGTGCAAATGGAACTATAGCACACGGTTTAAGTTCTCCACCTAAATGGGCATTAATTAAAAAAACAAGCGCATCAGGTGATTGGTTAGTTTATCATGTAGCTTTAGGTGCAACTAAATATGAATATTTTAATCAAGGTTCAGCACAAGCAACTTCAAGCACTATGTGGAATGATACAGCACCAACAAATAGTTTATTTTCATTAGGTACACATAGTTTAGTTAATGGGAGTGGTGTTACTTATATAGCTTATTTTTTTGCTGATGTAGTAGGATATTCTCGACATGGTACTTATAAAGGAAACGCGAATGCAGATGGTCCTTTTGTTTATACTGGTTTTAGACCTAATTTAGTTATTTTAAAAAATTATCAAAACTCTAATAATGAACATTGGGTTATGCATGATGTTAAAAGACCGGGTTATAATGGTAATGGGTATTACCTATATCCTAACTTAAACAATGTGGAATCAGCAAATAATTCATCACATACAATAGATATATTATCTAATGGTTTTAAAGTTCGTAGTAGTAATGACCAATGGAATGAAAATTTAGATATGCAGTTTTCTGCATGGGCAGAACAACCTCTTGTAGGATCAAATAACATACCAGCAACAGCGAGATAATATGAGTGAAGTTAAAGTAAATAAAATAAGTCCAAGATCAGGAACTGGTGTACAGTTAGGAGATAGTGGTGATACTATTACTATTCCTGCAGGTGCAACTTTTGCTGGTACACAGAATATTGCAAACTCAGCTCTTACAGGTTCAGGACAAATTACAATCAATGGTCAAGCCGTAGCGCTTGGTGGATCTATTACTTTAACTACAGAAACAAGACCAACTTTTTCATCTATCACACCGTCAACAATTGAAAACACACAAACATCTTGTGTTATAGCTGGTGGTAATTTTGTATCCGTACCTTTGGTTACAGCTATCAATAACTCTACAGGAGCAAGTGTTGTAGCTGATGAAGTATCATTTCAATCAGCATCACAGATTACAGCTAAGTTTACTTTACCTGTTGATGGAACTTATAAATTATATATTGAAAACCCAGATGGTAATGCAGTACAGACAAACGCTGTGCTTACAGTTTCTGATGCACCAGCCTGGCAAACCTCAGCAGGATCATTAGGTGCATTTGCTGCAGGAGCAACTATTTCAACAATTACAATCACAGCAACTAACGCAACATCTTTTGCAGTACAATCAGGATCTTTACCAACAGGTCTATCGTTGAATACTGGTTCAGGTTCTGCTACAATAACAGGAACTGTATCAGCTGGAATTACTTCAGATACATTGTTTAGTTTTACAGTTCGAGCAACAGATGCGGAAGCACAAACTGCTGACCGAGCATTTACTATAAATGTAACAACAGGAGCAAATAACTCAGGACAGTTTAACTAGGATAATATTATGGCAAACAGTTATTTAGTACGAACACCATCATCAGCAGGAAATAGAAAAACTTTCACTCTTTCTACCTGGGTAAAAAGATCAAAAATGAGTTATGATTATGCTTATATGATAACTGCTGGAGAATATAATTCAGATCAAATGGGACAATTTAAATTTGATGCAAGCGACAACTTAAATTTTTCTGGTTATGCTTCAAATGGCAGTAAAGATTTTAGACTTCATACAAATAGAGTATTTAGAGACCCTAACGCTTGGTACCATGTAATGGTTGCTGTTGATACTACACAATCAACGGCTGCGGATAGAGTAAAAATGTATGTAAATGGAGAACAAGAAACTTCTTTTGCTGAAGCAACATATCCATCACAAAATCATGATACAGCATTTAATTCTACTGTAGATAGTCTTGTAGGTTTAAGAAAAAGTACAAGCACTTATTTTGAAGGTTCTATGAGCCATGTTTCTATAGTAGATGGTGCAGCATTAGCACCAACTGTATTTGGTGAAACAGATTCTACATCAGGTATTTGGAAATTTAAATCACCATCAACAACTTGGGGCACAAATGGTGTGCATTTAAAATTTGAAAACTCTGCTAACTTAGGTTTAGACAGTTCAGGTCAAACAAATAATTACACAGTCAACGGAAATTTAAAACAATCAATTGACACACCAACAACTGCTTATACTACATTAAATCCTTTAACACATGATAGTGGTGGAGCAAAGACTTATACAAATCAAAATACAACAGTTTCTGAAACAGCGGATAGTTGGACTACTGCACATACTGGGATGATGGTTACAAAAGGTAAATGGTATTTTGAATCAAAAATTACATATTCTAATAACCAAGAAGCATATGTTGGAGCTTGCTCACAACGAACAATTAATGAAAGAATTACTAATAGTCACTATCTAGGTCAAACGACAGGTAGTGTTGGATATTATACAAATGGTGGAACATATTATAAAGGTGCGGGTGCAGTTAGTTATGGCAACTCTGTTTCAGGTGGAGATATTGTTGGCTGTGCTTTAGATTTAGATAATAACTTTATTTATTTTTCAATTAACGGGACATGGCAAAATAGCGGTGACCCTACTTCAGGAGCGTCTGGTACAAACGGTATTTCTTTACCAAGTGGTATGACATCAGCAGGTCTTAAAGAAATATCTTTTTCTGTTTCACCAAATCAAAGTACGCATCAATGTAATTTTGGCAATGGACTTTTTGGTACTACACCTATATCTTCTGCAGGTTCAAATGGTAATGGAGCTTTATTTGAATATGATGTACCATCTGGATATTACGCAATGAATACAAAAAACTTAAATACTTATGGATAGGATATAATATGGCATACGCAGCAATTTCAAAACCAAGTTTACATTTCGACACTAGACTTTACACAGGAGCAGGTTCTAATTTAACAGTTTCAGATCTAGGCTTTCAACCTGATTGGGCCTGGTTTAAAAAAAGAAATGGAAGTGCTGGACACGAATTATATGATGCATTAAGAGGAGTGCAAGTATACCTTGCATCAAACTCTAATAATGGTAACGACACAAATACTAATGGTTTAACAGCTTTTAATTCAGGTGGTTGGACTGTTGGTGGAAATGGTCTTGCAACTAGTGGAAATTGGGCATCTTGGAATTGGAAAGCTAATGGTCAAGGTTCATCAAATACAAGTGGATCAATAAATTCAACTTATACATCAGCAAATACGACAGCAGGATTTTCTATAGTTACATATACAGGAAATGGAAGTGCTGGTGCAACTATTGGACATGGACTTGGAGCTAAACCTGATTGTATGTTAGTAAAACAATTAACAGGTTCTAACGTTAATTGGAGAGTTTATTTAGGTTCTGATGCTAATTATCATTTACAGTTAAATAGCACTGCTGCTGAATCCAATGATAATAGTATATGGAATGATACAGAACCAACTAGCACAGTATTTACTGTTGGTTCAAGTACATCAACAAATGGAAATGGACAAAATTATGTAGCATATCTTTTTACATCTATAAAGGGTTATAGCAAATTTGATAAATACACTGGTAATGCATCAACAAATGGTCCAATGATTAACACTGGATTTAAACCTGCTTGGGTTATGATGAAAAATGTAGGATCTACAGGAAATTGGTGGATGTTTGATAACAAAAGACAAGCAACATATAACACTGTGTATAATGAACTTCTTGCTAATAGTACAGATACAGAAGATAGCGCTGGATCAGCATCATTAGATTTTTTATCAAACGGTATTAAAATAAGAACAACACAATCAGATATAAATGGAAACGGAGGCACTTTTGCATATATGTGTTTTGCAGAAAGTCCATTTGTAGCTAACGTGGGAGCTGACGGAGTACCGACAACGGCAAGATAATTATGAGTAGTATATTAAAAGTAGATACGATACAGGACCAAAGCGGTAATCTTATCATCAGTAAAGATTCTGGTGGTGGAGGTTTTCTTAGTCCTTATGCATCTTCATCTGCTCCAATAGTATACACAGTTACAGTTGCAACTAAAACTACAGCACATCCTT